TGATATCATCCATGAAGTATTCGTATGATACCATTTTGTTTGTTATCACAAGATATTTTAGATACTCATGGACTATCAGGATTTTTTTCCTGTTTCTTTCACTTCTTCTATTTCTTCATTTGTGACATCTTTCAAGTCGCTGTTGAAATTAAGTTGAGAAGTGAACCATTCACTGAACTCTTTCAATAGTTTCTGTGGATCATTGTCATCTACATAGTCAATGAATTCATCGTAAGACAATGTGATGTCAAGCTTATCACGCTGTATTGTGCCTACGATGAACGAATACAATAATACTAATAGTGAAGTGTAGCTATACTTGTCATCGAATGACATTGATTTTCCCATTATGTTCTCATAAAGTATATAGCCACGCATGCTATAATGTAGATCAAATGTTTTATCCTTAAGTGTGATCTTCATAGGTGTTTATATGATTAATTTGTAGTATATCTATATAAAAATAACAAGTTGAACTATTTTTGCTCAACTTGTTTATGTGTAAAAATTGTGCTATAAAATCATCTGTTAGAGTTTATAGTCAAGTTACTCCATGGTGTTGTTTGCTCATACCATGATATAACTTTATCTGGAACGTAAAGTTCAAGTTCTTCACTTGTTCCATTTAACGCTAATGAGTTTGCATTGTATGGCATACCTACTGGATCATGAGTATCTGGATCTTCACCTACAAAGTAAATCCATAACTCATCTAAATTAGTGCATCCTGCAAATGTGCGGTAAGACAGACCACTGATATGTTCATTAAGAGAAACAGTTGTTAATCCTGTACATCCTGCACATATTGATGAGCCTAACTCATTAATGTCGTCATCTTCATGTCCTCCTGTATTACCTATAATAAGTCTTGTCATTGCTGTAATGTTCTCAAACAACTTATTTGGAACTTTTGATTTTTCAAGATAAAGATTGATATTTACAGCAGTTGTGTCAAGTGTAGGTGTGTAAGTGTTCTCATTAGACGAATGCATTTCACCAGAAATGTTGTTTGTTGCGTCTATAAATTCATATCCTGCAATATCGTTGTTATTATTGAACAATTTGATTGGTTGTCCTGCAGGGAAATTACCACTGTAAAGAATTTCAAGTACATATTCTGTAGAAGTAGCAGATGATTCTTTCAAAGCACCTGCACCAGTGAATGTAACACTGAATGTAGCGTTCTCACCAGTGTTAGCGTTATCAACTAATGAAGTGATGTAAGCATAACCTTGTTTTACAACATCAGCAGGAATCCATTTCTGTACTGAACCACCAGTTGATGTCAAACCATTTGGATCATAGTTACCGACCTTTGCCCACTTGATAAACTGTCTTTCACCAGATATCATCTTATTGAAAAGATTATCATAGTCATTGTCTGTATACAAACATTCTGCTGTAATCTCCCATGTGATAGAACCAACTTCTTGTGCACCCCAGAATCCGTGATCTTTTGAAGAAGTGTCAGTAGTATTACCAGTGATAGTCAACGTATGAGACGTTGCATACAACAATGCCTGATTGTTTTCATCGAACATCTGTATTTCGTCTCCTTTAATTATTTGTGCCATATTATTATGATTTATGTATTTGTCTTTAAATAAAAAATGGGGTAAGGGTGATTTCTCACCTTCACCCCCTGCTAAAACACCTGAAGACGTGCTTGACAATTGTCAAGCATATTCATTAAGGGTTAGTTTGCTTTTGTCAACGCACCTGAACCAGTGAATGTAGCACTGTAAGTGGCGTTTTCTCCTGTGTTTGCGTTAGCAACTAATGAAGTGATGACTGCTAAACCACTACGATAATTAGTTTGATCTGGAGTCCATGCTTGTACTGAACCGCCAGTTGAAACAAGACCGTTAACATCATAGTTACTAGCTTTAGCGAATGCTACAGTAACAGGCTCACCAGCTATCATGATGTCGAACAATTTGTCATAGTCGTCATCTGTGTATAAGTTCTCAGTTGTAAGTTCCCAAGTGATAGATCCGACTTGGCTTGCACCCCAGAACCCATGATCTTTTGAAGATATGTCTGTAGTGTTACCAGTTAAAGTAAGAACGTGAGAAGTAGCGTATGCTAATGCGTTACCTTCAGCATCGAATAACATCAATTCATCACCTTTAACGATATTTGTTGATTGTGCCATAATATATTATGATTTATTTATTTGTAAAATTTTCAATTTTTCAAAATTGAAATATTTATTTGTTTGTTGTTTTGCATGAATCAATTCATTTCTAATTTGAATCGTAAGCTTTGTACAAAAGCATCGTTTATCATTGTCTCATCAGCTGAGTCTAAAGTGATTCTTGATATGATTGTCTCATTTGTGTTAGTGTCTTTATATGACTTAAGTTCAAGTGCCTTCCTTACTGCCTCAGCTGCATTCACACTACCTATATATGTGTCATCAACAACTACAATGTCTATGTCAACGTCATATTGATGATGTCCGTCTTTTGAATAGTGTGGTGTTATGTTACCCCTTTTCATAACAGCAAAAGGGAATTTTGTCGATTGCTTAGCATTCAACGGATATATATTCTTCTTAAAGATCTTATTGACATCCGTGTCTGCTGTCAACAACTTAAGTATGTACTGTGTTACAAGAAATGGTTTCATCTATTGAGTTCGTCTATTTTTTCCTGTATTGATTTCTGTATGATATTTGTTATATCACTGCCAAGAGTTCCTACAGCATCATTTAAAAAATGGTAAGCCTTTATGCCTCTACGAGTTCCAACTTCAAAAAACCTCAGTCTCCAAGTTCCGTCATTATGCCTTGTGTCACCTTTTACATGAACGAAACCTGTAGGTGTGTCTTTCATCATGAATGCTCTTACACCTTCAATCAAACCAACACCATACTGTTTTGATGAATCTGACTTGAACGGTGAAGTAACAACATATTCACGTGTCTTCTGTTTTAGAGCGTTTACTGCTTCAGATACACCGTGCCTTGCACCAGCCATTATAGCTTCGTTTGTTTGGTCAAACAATTCACCGAAATAATCTTTTAATTTTTTTGACTCATCAAATCCAAGCTTAAAGTTGAAATCCATACTTCTCATATTGTCAAATTGATTTATTTGTCAAAATTCATCATTGATTGATTAGTTCACATGTAATTGTCTTTGAGTTTTCTGGTTTGCTTTCATCTATGTTAAGTATTCTGTATTGCTTACATTTCCACATTATCCTGTCAAAATCATCTACATCAACATATCTGTACACTTTGAACACTTTTCGGTATTCATAGAATATCTCATTGTTTTCATCAACACGGCCACCACCAACTGACTTAACTTCTGCACGTGTAGAGAATGCAGGAAGATATTGATCAAACTGCTCTCCAAACTCATTAGTTGTCACTTGAACTTTCAATATGTCAATGCTTTCAGTAAGTGTTCCAGCTCTCATAATTAAATTGCAGAATGATTATAATTTTTATAACTAGCTAACAGATATTTGTAAGCTAATGGAATTTCGTATGGATTAGCGAAAGCTATACCTTCACGGTTAGCATACAGAAGACCAACATAAAGCAACATTGCTTGTTTGATTGGTGCAGGTAGCTCTCCACCATTTTCTTCAGCTATTGAATCAAGACTGTCATCAAGATGATGAGCGACACGCTGTTCAGCAACTTCACCCAACTGTAAGATATAGTTATCATCATCGGTAAAACATGTATCTATGTTCAACTGCTTTTTCAGTATGTCAAGATCTAAATACTTCATGATTCTTTTTGCTCTATTTGTTTTTTACGTTCATTGAAAAATGAACGATTAAAGATTACTGTCTTTTTAAAAAAGGGTGCAGCGGCAGGTCATTGCTGCACCCCACATTTGGCTTCGTTTTGTGTCAATTTTTCAATTGACATATTGAAAACATGAATGTTTCAACATTTCATTATTTTTTATCCTTCAGCAACTTCTGCTTTACCGTAAACGATTGCACCGCTACGAACTACTGCATAGTCGAAGAATGCGTTTACAACGATA